AGGACGCCATCCATTTAGAGACGCTCGCAAGCCATCTAGGGGTTGTCAGTCAATCCGGGAAGGATGCTCTGAAGGAGAAAACAGGAACTTGGACTTCCGATTTGAAGCGATTAAAACAGAAGTCTGCCGAGTTTGCGATCATTCAACAACTTGCCAAAGAGGGCAAACTCGATAGACTCCAGCCCCTGTTCTCAGAACTCAAAGAGTTGGAACCCGAGATAGATGCTCTTATAACAAGGGCATCCGACCTAGAACTGGAGGCCTTCAATGAACTCCTGTTCCTCAAAGACTGGTCAGCCCCCCTAAATTTCATTCCCTTCTTACTTGCCATCTGGTCCATTATCCGTGTCTATGTCTTCCCCGGAATGGCCCTTCTCATGCCCCTTATGATTCTTGTTCTGCCCTTCATTCTTGTCCGCTTTATCTTCCGTGTTCCATTGACAGTCGGCCGATATTTTCACATGATTACCGCCATGTTTTCGGGGCAGATAGAATCTCTCTTTAGTCCCAATGTAAATCCAGCTCCCCCCTCCTTTGATATTGTTGCGTTAGCCAAACATGGGGTCATTATTGCCACCGTCGTCCAGAGTTTCCTTCAACCCTATTGGTCCTTCCAGCATCTGTCCGCGATTGACAGAATCATTCATACAAAAGCCGGAGCCCTTCAGCGATTCCAGGAACTATATGCTCACATAGACCATCTCTTAACGGAACAGGGATTCACTATGCGAAAGAATCCATTTGCCCGGGACATAGACGATAGTCGGCAATTGGTGGCGGAGGCCCAACTCCACCCGGCCTATTTGAAACTCGCCCTCAAGAATCTTGGATCCCTGGAAGTTCTTGTATGTGCTGCCTCAAATCCTGACCTTGTTCCTGTGACATGGCTTCCCAATTCGGAACCCATCTTTCAACTTGTAGGGGGCTATGACTATCGTGTAGGAACTACAAGGGTTCCCTTCAATATCCATTTAAGCAAGGAAAGCGGTCATTCTCTTCTCACCGGTCCTAATCGGGGCGGCAAATCCACCACCTTGCGTGCGATTCTGACCTCCTGTGCTCTGGCCCACACCTACGGCTTTGCCTTTGCCAAACGGGCCTCCATGACCCCCTTCAAGACTCTCTACATTTGCTTGACGCCTGAGGATTTGCCTGGCAAGAAGTCCCGGTTTGAACGCGAAATTGAATTCACCGCCGAGACCCTGAAGGAAACGGGTAAATCCTTGGTTCTTCTTGACGAACTCTATCATTCTACGAATCCCCCTGATGCGGCCCAGGCCTGTACGCTTTACACGGATAAACTCTGGGCAAAGACCAACACCCTGTCCATTATCAGTACGCACCTGTTTGACTTTGTGGAGAAGGCCCCGAAGACGATTCAGCGCTTATGCTGTCCGGCTATTGAACAAGAAGATGGTTCTATCCGGTATTCCTATCAACTGAGTCCGGGCATTAGTAAGGTTAGTTCTGTGAAAGAACTGTTGATTGAGAATGGACTGACAGATGTGAATAATTACAGGAAATAATTCCCTTTACATCGTCAGAACAAATGGCCTCTATGAATGACTTGCTAACAGTAAGTCTCGTTCTAATTTTGCTGTTCGGTGCTGTCAGTCTCTATATCTATACGCGCATCCAGCAGTGCGAGCAGAAGTTGAACTTGGTGGAGTCCATCCTTCTGGACATTAAGATGAGTGCTGAACTACGAGAGTATCCGGATCTTCCTACGAAATCTGAGCCATTACCAACCTCTTATGTTGAGCAACATATCAGCGCGGCCCCATTTCATGACGAGCAGACAACTCCCTTTGCTGAAGAGGAAGAAACTACCGGCCTGGACTCCAGTGACCTGTCTGAGCCTGAGACGCTTCCCGAGGCCACGGTTGTAAGCATTGCCCCTGTAACCAAGCCCTCTGTGTCCGTGAACTACGAGTCCATGACGCTCGCCGAACTCAAGAGTCTGGCCAAGCAGAGGGGCATCACGGGCTCCTCGTCCATGAAACGCAGCCAGATTCTGGAGGCCCTTCACACCTCCGACAATAAGGCTAACGGTCCTGCGGATGGGGGCATTCTCTCTGCTTTGGCCGAGGCCTCTTCCAGTTTGACCGATGGGGATATGGCGGTTCTTGCCTAAATTAGATATTAAACGATATAACAGGTAGAGGATGAACTTTGACGGGTTCAATAAAGTGACATATCCCAATTTCTTTGCCAGACAACCGAATATTGGCACGGTCTTTAAGCAGGGCCGGCGAGAGGCCGTGGTGCCCTCTATGGAAATGGCGCGGGACAGTCGCTATCCTGCCTATGCTGGTATCATGGCCGACAGTCATTTCGTGACGGACTGGCGCACCCACTGCCACTTTAATCACATTCCCGGCACTCAGTTTAATACGAAGCAGTGGGTCGTGAATCATGCCTCGTCCCTCATTGAGTTGTCCAGGCAGAGGGATAGTGAGTGGTCAGGCGCGTCTTTGCCGATGGCCAAGACGGTGCCCCCTCCTGAGGTCATCGCCTATGAAAGCCCCTTTGAGAATGACCTGTTGCGCACGGGCTATACAGGAGGCCTGGGAACAGAGCGCGCCGATTCTAAGGCGGTCCCTCTCTTTGGAACCTATGTGATTCCCCCGACGCCGAAGGAGGTCGCTATGAATGTGAAGAATATCCGATTGAATAATGTGGAAGAGGGTGGACGAAACTCAAGAAGAGGAATTGACCACTATATCCATTAATAGAACCTTCAGTTTAAAGTAGGTCAATACTCATGCTATAGAATATATCATGAGTAAGACCCTTGAAAAAGTCCAGATACGCGATTCAACAAAGGACAGAATTGTCCGACCCATACCATACACGATTCACCAAACATTCAAGACCAATGTCATTCCGGACTCCATGTTCCAGGCCGCTAATTCCTATATTTCTCTGAATCCCCACTATGATTACTATTTTTACGGAGATGAGGATATTCAGACCATTGTGGACTCCTTTGATTGTTCCGGCCTGGCCTTCTCGAATGCGGAACTCAGACGTGCCTATGACCGACTCAATACGGGGGCCGGCCGTGCCGACCTCTTTCGCTACATGATTGTATATAGGGAGGGCGGATGCTACTTTGACATGGACACGGTCTGTCTAAAACCCTTGGATGCCCTTATCTTTCCGGAAGATGAACTGGTCAGTGGAATAGGCGACAGGGGAGACCTTCATCAGTGGGGTCTGATTTATAAGAAGGAGCATCCCTTCATGAAGGCTGCGCTCAATATATGTGTTCTGAACATTCTGAATACCACCTTTGTTCCTGGCTATCAGAACTATTTGGAAGGCGTGGGCGGGCCTCCCTGTCTGGACCTCGCCATCAAACGCGTTCTGGGAATCCATCCGAGAAGCCGATTTCTGCCGGGCCATTTCATAATAGAGGGATTCAAGTTTCACATTCTGGACAGTGATTTCTTTGGCGGTGCCATTCAGTTCAAGTATCCGAATTATAGAAAGGATTTGGAGACCATGGGAGTGAAGTATTGGCAGGGACAGCCAATATACAAGTACTAAGTATTAATTAGGGAATGGATACCCTTCGGTCTTCCATTAAAACAGTCAAACAGACCTTTACCCCGATCCGGTTGAATCTTGTCTTCCTTCTGGTGAATATCCTTGTTGGCATCGCTATCAAGAACACGCCACTCATTATAAGTTCCAGTATTGCTCTTATATGTGTCTTTGCGCTCTCCTTCAAAAAACCCATGACAAAACAAATTGTAAAATTAGCAGATCAGTTCGTGGTGGCGTCTGTGATGATCGCCATCTTTGTCATGTGGTTTGATACCCAAAACCATATTCGCACCATATCCGGCCTCATTCTTTTGTACGCCTTTGGAATCTTCCTCACAGGCAAACTGAATGATATTTATAACAGCAAATACAGTGATATAAAAGGCGTGCGAAAATGGATCTATGATTTCCTTCACTATTTTGGATCCTTTGGCCACTTTCTTTTCAACCTAGAGTATGCCCTTCTTGTTCTTATATAGAGATGCCTGTCATTCTTGCGTTTGATATTGGCGTCAAAAACTTGGCGTATGGTGTGTATGATAGTAGCCATAATATCATACAGGCTCTTGAAAATGTGAATCTCATGGCTGATGAGGAACCCGAAAAGGTGTTCTGTGGCAAGGACCATAAGAAGCCCGTGCTTGCCACCTATAGTTCTGCTCTTGGTCCTACCTGTAAGCGTCACTGTCCATCAACCCACCCCATTCTGTTGAACGGCGAAGGAAAGCCTCATAAGACCCATGCCCAGTTCAAGGCAATCGCTAAGGACAAGGGCATTAAGACATCTGTCTTGAAAGAGGATTTGCTAGGCTCTCTCCGATTACATTATTCCTTACCTTTGGTCAAGGCCAAGAAGCCGAAGGTGGCGGGGCAGAGTCTGGCGGATATCCACGATGCGTTAAGGAAGATGGCAACAGAGAGATGGGCTATCTTCAAGAACGCAACGCATGTCCTTTTGGAGAACCAACCGGCTTTCAAGAATCCGCATATGAAGTCTGTTCAGGTTCTCCTGTTCGCCGTTCTGAGAGAGAAGTTTATCGCTGATGCTAAGAACGCATCCTTTCACCTTGTTCACGCCAAAAAGAAGGTTCAGGATGCCGCATCAGGTGATGAGGGATATGCGGAGAGGAAGAAGGGTTCAGAAGCCCGCATTCATGACCTCTTTACGAAGACACCGACAATCGCTTCAGAAGCCATTAAGACCATGTGGCTAAGTGCCAAGAAGAAATCGGATATGGCGGATGCTATTTGTATGTGTGTGGACTGGGTGTGTGTTGCTTAGCAACACACCACCCCTGTCCTAAATAGCCTCTCACAATAATAAGAGACACAAATAACTCAATATGACAGGGGTGGTGTGTTGCTTAGCAACACACATGAGGGGGAGGCACACCCGCCTTTGGCGGGTGTGATGTCCCCCCAGTGCGCAGATTTCACGGCCTAAATAATCAAGTTCTTGTCAGGATATGAGTGTCACGATCAATGACATGCAACGATTTGCTGAGTCCGTTGTGGAGCCCCGGATAAGTTCTGATATTGGAAATGTCATAGAACTGGGGGAAAGTGGGAGCCTAGGGGATGATCTCGGGTTTGGATTATTGACGAACACCAAGGTGATGAGTAGTAGTG